ACCTTTATTTTCCTGCAATTAATTATTACAAACTGTTTTATTGTCGGTGGTAATATCCGACATTGGAACGATCATCACATTCCTCCCTCATATACAATAAGCAAATGAAAAAATTTGATGTTCATGTTATTGACAATGCTTTAGATAGAGATTCTAATGTCTCTGTTTGTAGAAGTGCTGTAGAGAATGATGGTAAGTGGGCTACTCCTGTAGATGATTTGGATATCTATTGGTTTGATTGGGATCAAGATCATCCATGCAAAAAAGAATGTATGACCCTACTAGAAATAGGTGGTAAATATATTGATATATCATCTGCTATCGGATATGAAACATGGATTCGTATTAATACTCGTCCTGCAGGATGGCACTGTGATCAAGATGACAGAATGAATCTAACGCAAAATAAAACCTCCTACCCACTTTGTTCGATGGTTTATTACCCTTATGTTGATGATGATTTAAAAGGTGGTAGATTGGAATTTGAAGATGGTCAAATAATTATACCAAAGACAAATAGATTAGTTGTATTTGGGCCAGGCATACGTCACAACGTAGAAGAGAATTATATTGGGGATAGAATTTCATTAGCACTTAATCCATGGCCAGAACCAATATGTCAAGAACTTTGTTTCAAAGATGATTATGAAGAGAGTCAAAGAAAAAGATTAGAACAACAAAAATTAGATATGGAAAACAAATGACTGAACTAAAAGATTGGTTGAATTCTATCAACTTTACAAAAAAAGATTTGATCGCTGAAGATCCTGATGCTATCAACAAATATCCTCCATATATCATCAATCGTTGTTTGTCTGGGCATCTTGATTGTATTATGTTTGCTAATGAGATGAACATACA